GATTTGTTTTTTCATTTGATTCAAAATCAAAATTTATTTTTTGTAAACCATTGACAATTTGATTGAATTTTTCGATTGTCATGTTTCCGGTTGAAATCAATGTGTCGAATTCATTCCGAAATGATGTTGCGGAAATAATCGATTCAAACAATCGCATTTCATTGAAAACGTTTTCGATGTACAAACGCGAATCAAATGTGTTCACCGAATTTGTCAATTGTGAAATTCGTGATGCAATTCCATTTTCCATCCAACCATTGTGTCGAAATTCCAATGCCAACGACAACAAATCAATTTCAATTTGTTTTTTGATCAATTGGTTCATTGCTTCATGAACACGTTTGTGAAATGGATTTTTCAACCATTCAATTTGAATTTTGTTGAATGAATCAATTGCGCGTTTTTTGTCGGTTGTTAAAATGAAACCAAAAATTGTTTCCAACGATTTGGAATTGTCCAATGGATGAATGTTTGTTTTCATAGTGTTGGAATGTATTTGGTTGATGAATTGGATTGTGATCCATTTGAAAACCGATCAATTTTGTCCGGTCGCGAAAAAAATTCCAATGTGCAATGTTTGAATTTGGAATCAATGTGAAATTGATCGCGTTTTGCGTTGATCATTGCGGTTTTCACATCATCCATGTTGAAACCATCAACAAACAATTTTTTGTATTTGTACACGATTGATTTTGGAAACACGCGTGATCGTTTTTGAAAACATTGATTGAACCAATCCAACAAACCAACGAATTCCATTGGAATTTGTATTGTTTCATTTTCATTGTCATTTTCATTGTCACTATCACTATCATGGTTTTTTTGGTTTGGTTTGGTTTGGTTCGGTTTTTTGAAAACCGGTTCGGTTGTTTCGGTTTTTTTTGGTCGACCGCCATTTCGACCATTTGCGCGGTTGATTTCACATTGTGAATTGTATTTTTCCAAATCACGTTTGAATTGATTTTGAAATGGTAAAAATGCCATTTTCAAACCAAAATCCAAATCCGGTTCGATGCCATTGTTGAAATCGCGGATTGCACGAAACAATTGACCGCATTGTTCATTTGATAAATGATCCATTATTTCCAACGAATCGCAATAAAGGATGAATGATTTTTTCATGATGTTTGTTTTTTTTTAAATGTTTGATTTTGCAAATATAAATTAGATTTTTGATTTGATGATCCGATACCAAATTCCATCAATTTCACGTTCAATGAAATTTGCATGTTCCAAAAATTCAAATTGGAATGATGCGGTTGCGGTGTCCAATGTAAATTCATCAATTTGAATTCCGGATTGAATTGAATTTTTTATTTTGACCATTGCCAATCCAAAATCGGTGTGATCACGAAACACAATTTGCATTTCGACACGTTTCAATTTTTGTTGTTTTGTTGGTTTCATGATTGTTGGTGTTTGACCGCCAAAATGCGCAAATACAATTCAACGTTAAATGATCCGCCTTTATCATCGCAATTTGTCAATGATTGATTCCGCCAAAATCGGATTGTGTCGTTCAAATTTAAACATCGATTTTGCATTGGAAATAAATTTTGATTTGTTGGTTTTGTTTTTTTCATTTTTATGTTTTTAATTAATAAATTTTTTGACCGGTTCATCGGATGTTTGGAAATAATTTTCCGGCATCAATTTGATTGATTGAATCACATCCGGATGTCGATCAATTTTCAACCGCGCATGATCGACATCGTAGGCATCGACAATGGTTTGGATCAAATGCGATTTTCGGAACGTTACATGTGAAACAATCCAATGTGTGACAATGTATTTTTTCATGATCGTTTTTTTAAAGGTTTGTTAATAAATTTTTTGATTTTTGCGGTTGACACAAAAAAACATTCATCGATCAATTCGGTATCATCACCATGTTGCCATTCGATGTTTTGAAATGATTCAAAATGCCATGACAAATGATTGCGTTTTTTTGGATCATTTGTTTTTTTATACGATACCGGAATCCATGACATGATTTGTTCCAATGAATCGGAAAAATGTGATTCACCATTCGCATGTGTAATTTTAAAATAATTTGTGATTTTTTCCATTTTGTTTTTTTTTGGTTTGATGAATGCCGGATCGAAAATCGATCCGGCGGTTCATGTTATTATTTTTGTTTAATGTAATACGAATTTGAACAATAATCGCGACAATCCCAAGTGTCATTCACAACACCATCGACAACCGCAACAACATGTCCGGTTGTTTTAACGATCATGTCATCAAAAACCGGCATCATTCCCAATTGATATTTTCTTCCACATCGGTCTTTTAATGGTGATTTTTTGAACCATCCATGTTGATTCAAAAATGGTTCATAATTTTGATGTGAATTTGGCATGAATCCGTTTTCCAATGCCATTGCGAACAATTGTTTTTTGAAATCCATGTAGTCCATTTTTAATGCGATTGCACACGCGCGGATCACACAATCACCGGCATTGTCTATTTGTCGATCACATCGGTGATAAATTGAACGACCACCATCGTTTTTGATAAATTCATTTTTAAATTTTTTCATGTTTTTCATGTTTTAAATTGTTTGACATCCACAAATGTATACATGTTTTTTTAATGTATAAACATTTTAGTGAAAAAAAAATCAATTATTTTGCATCTTTTTTTTTAAGTTGTTGAAAATCAACAAAATAAAATTGAAAAAAAAACCAATGAAAACCAAAAAAACCGATTCGTTTTCACAAACCGGTTCATTTTACATCAAACATCGAAAAAAAAACGATGTACAAATATACTATTAAAATTCTTTAATTAAACAATATGTTACAATTTTTTGCGATTTTACCAATTCAATGATTTTGTTATATTTCGGAATGTTATTCACGACTTGACAACCCAACGACCAACCGCCAATGATTTTTTTGATTTCGGTTGTTTCCAAATTGTATGTGTTCGCGTGAAAATTAATTCCGCACATCACCGGAAATGATTTGTTTTCATCAATGTTTTCATCACGATTTCCATCGCGTGAAATTAAAAATGGTTTGTTTTGTCGCAATGCTTCCATTTTTCCACGATGCAAACCAAATTTCCAAACATCATAGTAAATTTCATTTGTTTTGATCACCGCAACACCATCCGGATTGTAGGTTTTGTATTTCATCAATCCATTTTTTCCGGCATTGGTTGTTCCGGATGTCACCAAAACAAATTGTTCACCATTAAACAAATAAAATTTATCATCAAACACGTTGAATTCATCGTTTTCCGATTGAACACCTAAAATCCAATAATTATTTGGAATTTGTTTGAATGATTGTAATTGTTTGACACGATCCAACAATTGTTTGTCATTGTAATTTTTCACCATCGTTTTTGTTTTTTATTTTACGTTTCCGGCATGATAAAAAAACGAAACACAAAATCATTATTGCCAAAATTTGTTTGGTCAATTTTTGCGTGTCGTTTTCCAACATCATTTCGTTTGTTTTTTTCATTAAAATTTTAACAAATTCGCGATTTTCCATTTCATCATCATGCATGATCACCATTCCGGATGAATCACGAACAACAATTTGTCCAATTGTATCATCCAAAAATGCGTTTTCCAATGTGTTTTGATCGATTTGATGATGTTTTGGATCATCAATGGTGAATCCGTTGTTTGTTATTAAAATAAACGCGCAAATCAAAACAATTGAAAAATTTTTCATGGTTTTTTAGTTTTAGTAAATTGATTTTTGATCCATTGGATGAAAATTTCGTAAATGTCACCAACAACCAAATCCAATTTTGTTGTGATTTCATTCGAAACCCAACCAACACAAAACGAAATTAAAATGATCACCTTTGGTGATGTTTCCGAATAATAAATTTCAATGATTCCAATGATTGAATAAGTCATGATGCCGGCAATTAACATTCCCAATAAAATGGTTGAAAAATTAAATTTTGCGCGGATTCCTTTGATCAATGATCCAATCATTCCAAACGCAATTGCAAACAAATCGGTAAAATTTTGAAAATCTTTCATCAAATTCTAATTAATTGCATTGACAATTGCATGAATGTTTCGAAATCGGTTTTGTTTCCATCAAATTCAAATTGGTTTGGAATTTCATTGACCATTTGATCACCCACTCTAATTGCATCATCTGAAATTTCGGTTCCGTTTCCATTCAATTCGTTTGTCGTTGTATATTTCAAAAACGAAACATTTGCACAATAATTCAACATGAATGTAAATCCGGAAATCCGCGTGTTGCGTTTCATGTCCGTTGATGTCAATGCAATCACATTGATTTTGTTTATTTGTAAAATTGACACATCATCCATGTATGTTTCACCGGATTCAACATCAATGTCAAATTCATCAATTTGCACAAACAAATCCGAAATTTGCCTTAAACTATATTTTCTTATTGTCATGTTTTTTGTCATGTTTTTTTTTTACAAAATTAATCAATTTTCGTTGAAAAATGTTCGTTCATTTTGAATTTTGTCGGAAACAATACATGTTAACACCGCCAATCGTGAAAGTTGTTTGTATTCAATTTTTGCGGATTCAAACACAATCACCGGTTTGTCCAAATAATCGTAAGAAAAATTATGTGCATTGTAATCGGAAATGAACATTTCATTTTCCGACAACAAAAACAAATCAATGATTGGATTGATGATGCATTCACCGACCGGATCGGTTGTGATTTCGTATTGATTCAAATTTTCGCGAATCACACGTTTCATTTGTCGATCCGAATAAATGATGTTGTCAATTTCGGTGTTTGGTTGTCGATTTCCAATGAAACCATTGAATCGAATTGATGATTCCACGTTTGATCCGGTGAAATCAATTCCATCAACAATTTGTTTTCCGTTAAATTTCACACGAATTCGCGCGGTTTTCAATGCATTTGCGATGGTGTACGTTTTTAATTTGTAAACTCCCCAAATTATTGAACCAACAATTCCGGAAATGTTGTATAAAATTGACAATTCGTAGCATCCTTCACCATCCGAATTCAAAACATCCGACCATTGAATCGTTGTGAACCATGCATTTGGTTCATTCAAAAATGATTGTGGTTGTGGCGCATAACTTGTCGGAATTCCATTTTGTTTCAACACAAATTGAATCGTGTCGGATGCGGTTGACAATTTGATCCATGCGGATGTCATGTCATTTTTCCATGATTCCGTTCCGTTTCCGGCTAAAACAATATATTCACAACAACAATTTGTTTCACCGCGTTGTTGATCAACAA